TGGCCCCCGGTTTCTGAGCCAGTAGCGATTCCGACAATAGCAGGAATCAAGCCTGTCTTACCAGCGACTTCACTAAGGAAATAACCTATACCAGATATCGCTGAATCAATAGTACCCTCTCCCGATCCATCTGGACCTTCCGGTCCTCCTTCATTACCGGAGTCTACACCTCCTAAAATATCTTGAAATGTCTTTCCTGTTTTTACAACATTTTCCATATTTTGATATATTTTCTTTTTATTTATTTCTTCATCAAATGGATCATCCAATGATAGTGGATTCTGAGATAGCTGGAGAGAAGTGTAAGAAGGGTACTGAACTGTTCCGCCGTCTATGAATCCTTGTTTTGGGGAAAAAACTTTATCGGACAAATAAAGTGGATCATCTTTTGTTGGTTGCAGCATCTCAAAAAGTTTAACAAGTGATGCAAACTCTGTTTCTCTATCCTGTTTCTCTTCAATACCAGCAATAGGATTTCTACTAGGAAAGATATTAGACTCTTTCTTAGCAAACCCTAGCTGATCCATTTCGTTGCTATCGAACATTATTTTTTTCTCTCTCGAAATTATTCAAAGTTTCCTTCACCCGCTCCTTCGATTGGGACAACATTTCCAGTAAAATTGCTCTCCCCTGCAACCGGCGCATTTCCAATTCCGATGTTTCCGCCACCAACGCCCGATTGGTCCATTGGATTTGCTCCTGTAGGTACGCCTGTATCGGCTCCCATACTTGGGGGTTGTTGACTACCGGGAGAAGGTTCTTGGCTGTTTGTAGTTGCATCCATAAGTCCTCTTAAAATATCTGCAAAAACTGCTGCTTCATTAGGATCATTCACTAATTGATCTGGATCAATATCCTGAGAAATAGCAAGTTCTTTCATTAAATTCGGAATCTTGATAAATGGAGCAAGCATAGGATTAGCTACAGTTTGAAGCAGGGTTGTAAGACGTTGTGTTCGTACTTCCTTCTGCATGATGGAAGAAGTACCTTTTGGTTTAATTTCTAAGTCGCCTCTAATCTCTGCATCATCATCATTAAATTGCATATTCCATTGGAAGAAAGATTCTCCTAACGGTTTCAATAAGAAATCGTCTACATTTTTAATAACTGTTTTTATACTTAATCCACCAGAGTTCATAAGCATACTCAGGCCAGCAGCAGTTCTACCAGTACCTGTTACTCCTGTTTGTCCATGTAGGACAGAAGGAATACCTGTTTGTTCATCAGAAAGCCTACGAGCGGTATCGAACATCTGTAGATTTTCCGGTGCAGTATTGGGGAATTTAAGACCATTTACTGCTTGGCCTGTTTGCCCAGATTGCCTACGGAAAATCTTACCGGGGAATACTTCCATATTTTGACCGGGTACAAGTTGTGTTTCATCAATATCAAAGACCATGTTTCCTGCTAGAGCAAGATTATCAATAGCCATTCTCATATGCCCATTCATCAGCATTTGAGTATCTTGCATATTCTCCGCTACACCAATACCAAATAACTGATATGGATTCAGTTCATAAGGAAAAGCAAGATAAGGAATACGAGCGGGAACAAAAGGATTAAGAACAAGGCGTAGAATTCTATTACCAGAAATCCATGCATTTACTTGTACAGAATCTAAATCACTTATATATTCAGGAATTTCAATACCGAATAGACGGGCGGTGTTTGCATCCAGCATTCCCCAGTATTCAAAGACTTCGTATCTTTTATCGGTAAAGAGATAGTCATCCCCTTCCGAATGAATTTCAGGTTCAAAATGTCTTGTTTCATACTGTGGTGTTTCTGATAGTACAGAATCAATTGCATCTTTATCGAAGTATGGGCGTTTAATTAAACTTCTCAGTTGCTCCTTGCCCATCCTATGTCGTTGAATAACATACTCTGCATCATCCAAAGAAATTGCAGAAGGATCAGGATAGAAATCCCAACAGGAAACTGCTTCCATTTTTGGTACAATTTTATCATAAGGTTCGTATACTTTTTCTCCTTCAGGACTTATATGCCAATTGTGTACAGTTTTATTAAAGTTAAACGGGCCTTTAATAATACCTGTTCCCAACAAACAACATTCAAAGATAGCATGACGAAGAATAGTCATTGCACCTGTATCTGTCATTTGATCATGGATTAGTTTTTCCATGTTACGGGCAGCAATATCGGCAGGAGATATCTGCGCTGTATCAAGAGTTGAAGGGCCTTCTACTAAAGAAGAGCCTTTATACTTTTCTTTTAATCCAGAAAGAAACTCCTGTATGTCCTCACCTTCAAAACCTAATTGATTAAGGGGCATATCTTTAAGTTCAGAAGGAAGCTGCTGTTCTTCCGGCGAAGGAATATGGGCAAACTCTGCAATTCCTTCTGGAATAGGAGTACTGGATACTGTAATAGGAAACTTATTGTTAGCGAATAGAATATCTACAATCTGTCCGAAAGCGGCTAAGACTTTTACTTTGGTAATCTTAATGAATACCTTAGACTTTTCAGCAGCAGAATAGGTAGTAGTTCCATCGTTAATTCCACGATAGTTCTTATAACTATTCAACCACCTTTGTTCGTCTGTCTGTCTGCCGTGTTCAGCTTCAGTAAACCGTTGTTTTATATATTCTACTACACCGGGAGTTTCTTTAGCATCTAGCTCTATAGCACCAGCTTCTTGATCTTCCAAAGACATTCTTTCCCTTACTTAGAGTAGATCGAATGGTCGTCAGCCATCTTCCATAAGGAAGAATCAATATTGTTTCCTTTAGGAGAAGGAACGGATACTGAAGATTTAAAAGCTTCTTTGGTGCTGCCAATCAAATCACTTTCCATCTTTTCACGGTATAGCGAGGATTCATTAGCATCACTCATACGACCAGCAGGGGCCGCACTCTCAAAGTCCGACTTGCCGGGATAACGATAATTACTAGGCATATTGTTTCTCCTTATGCTCTGGTTGGTTTACGAACAGAAGTAACTTTGCCACCTCTATTCATTGCATATTTCTTAGTAGGCTTCGATTTAGTTTTCTTTACTTTTCCGCCTCGTTTCATTCCACCACGATCTCGTGCTTCTAATTTTTCAGTTATATCCATTTGATCTCTAATTTCTTGTGCAGTTCGGTTAGTGCCGAAGAATTTTTCCATTGCAGCAGTAATAGGATCAAGGCCTTTTACTTGTGTAGAGTTATTTCCTGCATTATTGTCGGATTTTTTGTCTCCTTTAGACTTTTTATTATTGGATGCTTTAGATGCTACTTCAGGTTCCGCTGTAAATCCAGGAGGACTTTCCGTTGGATTAATTTTAGAAATAGCAGGGTCTACACTAAGTAAGTCTCTTTTCCGTTTAGCCGCTTCTCTTTTTTCTTGTGCAGCCTTTCCTTCTTTCGCTGCCATTCCTAAAGTATCCTTAGATTTAGCTTTGGGAAGTTCACGTTTAGGAACTGTATCAAAAGATTTATTGCTAGCAGCCTCTTTTTGCTTAGGAGTTTGAGGCTTTCTGGGTGCACTTCTATAAGCAGCTTCTCTATTTTCTCTTGCTCTTTCTGCCTCATCAGCTTGGGCAGCAGCTTTGGCAGCAGCTTTGTCCGCTCTTTGTTTGGCTTGTTCAGAAGCGTATTTTAAAGCGGCTGGACTAGGGGCCTGTGTTCCGCTAGATGCATTAGATGAATCCACAGAAATCCCTGGTTCTGGATCAAGAGCTGCTGCCTTTCTCGCTTCACTTCTTTTGCGAACACTTGCCAGCTTTTGTTTATTCATTTCTGCTATTTTGGTTTGAATAACTTTTTTCCGCAACCGTTCTGCTTTAGAAGGCTTTTTGATCTCTCTAAGCTTTTTTAATTCTACAATAAGTTCTTGCTTCTGTGTTGCAATTGATTTAACTTTTTCTGCCATAAGTATCTTCTCCTAGTATCCAAATACTTGATCGTTTATCTGGTGTGTTTGTTGCGCCCCTCTAAAGAAAGAAGGAATAAAAGGTCTATTGCTTTGTTGTGTCATTAACATATAACGAAGAGCATCATAAGCATGATCTTCTGCTTTGGTATCCACATCTTCACTATTAGTCTTGCTCATTGGTAGTGAAGGAAGGGTTCGTATTAAGTTAGTACAGGTACTGAGGATTCTAATACGAGGTTGTGCTGCATCGTCTAATTGTAATCTTTTGTGTATCTCTTGTTTTCCTTGCATTCTATCTGAATTAGAAGGAATCCAGCGAAGACCTTTTTCAATCATAGTCATCGCTATACTTCTACCAGTTCCAGTTCTGTTCCAACAAGACTTATCAAGCACGGATAGGTACATATCGGGATCATTAGATTCTAAAGCAAGAATAGTATCTGCTAGATTTTCTGCTGTTAACTTAGTTTGGTACAGTTCTCTGTATATCCAGATACAACCGTCCCAATCCACTGCACCCCAAAGAACACAAGAAGGACTACTAAAGCCATAGTCACAAGCACGGATTCTGATCCAGTTATAAGGCATTTCTACAGGATCAACTACGTGCATCTGCTGACTGAACTCACTAAAGGCCGCACCTTCAGCAACTGTCCAATCACCTTCTAGTAATCTTTTACGCTGTACTTCAGGAAGAGAGAGAAGCATAGCTTCGTATGTTCCATCCTGCATTAAGTAAGGGTTATCTGTTAAACGAGCAGGGATGAACTTTCGGCTAAATAACGCTTGTCCCTCTTTTTCATGCCCTTTACCATATGTCAGTGCATTTCCGGTATCAATATCAGTAGCGTGAAAAGATACATCTGGTGGGGCAGGGTCGATAAACATTTTCTTAATCCACCAACCCCCTACACCACCGGGGTTGGCTGTTGCTCTCATATAAGTAGTAATACTTGGATCAGTAGTACGTAAGCGAGAGCGAAGATAGTTCCATACATACGGTGTTGGATAGTGTCCTAATTCATCTATACCAATCCAACTAAAAGATTGTCCTTGATATCTGTATACATCATCATCTTGATCTACATAACTGAAGAGCGCAGTAGCACCAGAAGGGAATACCCAAGTCTTAGTAGATTCTTTGAATCTGGCAGAAGGAAAAGCTCTTGGATAAACCTGTTTACTCTTATCGATAAGCTCTGTTAGTTCAGCAAGAGTTCTACGTAAAAGCAGTGCACGATGGTTTCCATTAGTAGCGTACCTAAGAAGGTCCATTAGCATTGCGTAGGACTTTCCGCCACCCGCTGCCCCACCGTATAGTACTTCTTTTTCAGGGGCAGCGAGGAAAGTATATTGAGGGCCATCGTTCGGCCTGAATAAAATTTCGGAATCTTCAGATACTACGTGTTTTTCTGTATCTAAGACGCCTTTATCCTTTGGTACATTATCTTTTTGTTTCTTTAGCTTTTTCTCTAACGCTTTTACTTTATTTTTTTGTGCAGTAATTTGCTTTTGTGTCTTACGTTGGGCTTGTACTTTCCTACTTACGTGATAAGAGCGTTTCTTTTTTATTTCTTCATCACTCATTATGTTCTATAACAATCTCTTCTTGTTTAGGAGGGAGAAATACTACGCCATGCACAATCTCTGCTTTAACATCAATTTCTTGTTTCTTACTAATTCCTGTTCTGTCCAGAATATCTGTAGCCGCTCTTAATCTTAGCTCCATTTGACTTGTAGGGATAGAGCCGTCTGCATCTAAAGCCTCTTCTAGTCTACGAGAGGATTTCACAGTTGCAGTTGCTAACTGTGTTCTTGTACGGGCGATGATTTCTTCCCGTAAAGAATGCATTACATTGCTACGAGAGCTAGGATGATACCCCGCAATATCTAAAGATTCAATGACATTGCCGCCAGAAGTAAAAAGATGCTCCAAAAAAGCTTCTTGTTTTTCTGTAAGCGTCTTCTTGGTTAGTGCTTGCATTAGAAAACCTTTTTTAGTTTATATATATATATTATAACGCTCCTGACGATTTTGTCAAGTATAAAATTTAACTATTTTGTAAGTCATTGATTTAATTATGCTTTCTTTTTAGGAAAAATACGGTTACTGAGCAACGATTAACAGAAACTTACATGCTAAAAAATACTCTAATACAATCAATAGGTTACTATAGGTGTGTAAGAAACTTTTTTCAACGTCTTTTTACCCAACTTTTCTTAAAAATAATGTTTAATATAATCAATAGGTTACCAATAGGATGAAAAAAGTACTTGACAACATGCCGTTTCAGGTGTATAATAGTAATTAACTACCTACCGGCCCCCATATAGTACCCTATACAGTACCCTATACAGTACCCTATACAGTATTCTATAGGATTTCTATTATTATTTTATCCTATAGGGTACTTATAGTATACTATAGGATTGCCAATTATTATTTCTTTAATTAAATCAACATATTAGTACACATAAGGGTTTGAAATTAGTAAATTTTGAGCATCTGTGTATATAATAGTAGGACTACCCCCCCTGCCCCTTCCCTTCCCCCCTTACATTAGAACAAATTAATATATATATATGTTTATATGTACGTCCCCGTGTACTGAACTGTGGAATTAATATAACATTAGGGTAGGCTGATATAAAGATATGTTTATATGTACACTTTTCCTGCCTCGTTCCCTATGTGTAATGATAATGGCTCGCAAGTAAGGGGGGGCATGGCCGGGTATATGTTCGGGCGGAGTATATCAATCCGATATATGTTTACCTGTTATATATCAATAGCATCCCTATATATTGCACTGCACCATACAATATGTTGCACTGCCGCATACTATGCTGCACTGCACCATCCCCCCTTATGTTGCACTGCACAACGCCCCCCCTTTCTTATGCTGCACTGCACACAAGGAACAGAATAGGAACATGCATTTTGTTTCCCAATGTTTTCAATGGCTTAGTATTTTATTTCATTTTATTTTATTTTACCCCTTGTATATTGCACTGCACAACATTATCTTTAGTGTGTAGTTGAAAAGGGTCATACGGACCACGGGATGCCCCCCCAATGCGGGCGATGGAGAGGCTGTTATGTCTCGCAAGGAAAAGCGGGCCGCACGTCAAAAGCGGCACCATATTGACCGCCATTGGCGGAACATGCTGGGCTATGCTAGCCGGGCTGATATTGCGAGGCCCATGGCAAACAAGGTCAAGCGGAAGCTTGCGCCTGCATAGTATCGAGTAACATATGGGTGCCGTCCCACCCTGCCTAATGCGAAGCGGATGTTAACTGGAGGTATCTATGGATACTATCAGAGACTACACTATTGCAGTTATCAAAACGACCAAGCCATCCAAGGGATGGTCTATGCGGTCCATCCAGGCCGAAGCGGTCAAAGTATTCCCACACTGGGAAAAGGACTACGTGTATAAGGTAGTGCGTAGCGTAGTATTAAAACACTGCAACCAATAGGAGAACGAAATGAGAACGAAACTAAAAGCCTTAACAGCTGATATATACCGGGAACGCCAGCACAAGTCCCGGTGGAACATTTACCGCACCGCTCGTGGGTGGGTGCTAAATACAGGCAAGGTCTATAGGTACTATAACACCGGCCTACCCTTTCACAAAAGGGCCAAGGCTGTTGTGGATATACGAGGTGAAGAAAGCGTAGAAACGCCACATTCCCGTCCTCAGATCAGGGTATTATACAATAAGACCTTGAAAATATAAGACCCCCTTACTATATCACATAAGGAAAGGGAATATATGATATGACTAAAAAACAAAAGAAAATACGTGACTTAAAAATTAGACTGGAAGCCGAAAGGATTGCTTGGTCTAAATGGCATAGGAATGCAACGGTTAAGAAGGAGACTAAAACTAAATGACTATGACGCTAAAAGCGGCAAGGGATATTGCCGGGACACTAGGCAATCCAAGCAAGATGCCTGGAAAGTCATATGGTATTCCGGCAGTATCCTGCAAGGTGGGCAGTATCCTAGCCAAGCTATTAGGTACTGTGTGCTATGAATGCTACGCACTAAAGGGGAACTACACTTTCCCTAGTGTAGCTAAATCACAACAGAAGCGATTAGCATCATTATACCACAAACATTGGGTTATGGCTATGGTGCGGCTAATCCTTCATGCGAAGGAAGAATACTTCAGATGGCATGACGCTGGGGACTTACAATCCCTGCTGCATTTGCTTAACATCTTGAAGGTGGCAAAAGCTACGCCAAGCGTCAAGTATTGGTTGCCTACGAAGGAAGCCAAATTGCTATATGATTTTGTAAAGAAATACGGCAAGGATACTATACCTGATAACATTGTTATAAGAGTTAGCGGTACGAAAGTGAACGGCAAAGCTACTAATCGCTGGCACTTGACCAGCACAGTACATGAGCCTGGAACTGAATATATAGGTGAAGAATGTACAGCGTACACAAGGGAAGGCAAGTGCGGACCTTGTAGGAAATGTTGGGATGAAACTATCCCCAACATAAGTTACCCGAAACACTAGGAAGAGGAACACCACATGAAAACTAAGACATTCAGTATACCAGAAGAAAAGTATCTGACACCGGAAGATATTCGGTTGACATTCAAGATGGCATCAAAGCAATTCGGGGTGCCTATACAGACACTACATATCTACGCAAGTCTAGGTAAAATCAAAACCATCCACGCTGGACAAGGCGGATGGTCTGGCAAACTCAGGCATCATAATGAGTTGACATTGCGAGAAGCTAAGAAAGCACAAGCAATTAGAAACAAAAACCTTGGTCGCAAATTCAATCGGTATATAGAATACTGGTTGGATAGCAACCACCCTGAGTTGAAGAAGAAGTGGAATGTTGCGTGAGTAAAATAATATAAATAAGGGGTTGACAAAAGTTATGTGATCCTTTATTTATAGGTTATCACAACAAAGGAGAATGATATGAATATACATTATCTAAGCAACGAAACTGCTTCTGATCCTTTCACCCTGACAGGTTCAAAAGTAGACATTCCTATGACATGGGGCAATATTGATATGTTCCCTGATAAGAAGGCTATCTATGCCTTGGATGCAGAGGGCAACAAAACCCGTGGACTAGGTATCGTTGGTCATGAATACCCATTTAAGAATGCTGGGAACGAGGAGATACTTGCGGGAGAAAGGTTTACTCCCCACGTTACCTTCTTCAAGAAACAGCAAGACATGCTACAGAAAATGCTACCTGCTGGTCATCTTGACCGGCTGGAAGTTACGTACAAGACTGCCAGACATGGTGCTTGGGCATTGCAGGAGACTGTGTTCCCGTCTATTCGGGTTCCTATTACTACCTACAAGCACAAGACCGAAATGGGGTTGCGTCATATCACATGGCATGGCGTTGATGGGTTGACCAGTAACAACGGTTTGTTCGGTGGGATTGATTTCTTCTGTTCAAACGGTACGATAACAGGAGAATACGATAGAGTACGAAGGAAGAACACAAAGCGATTCGATATGAATGCCTTCGTAGAAGAAATCGAACAGTCCTTAGAAGTATTCTATGAAAGGGCTAAGATGTACCAAGCATGGGCATCTCGTACTATATCAGAGCACCAAGCACAAGAATTGTTTGGAGCTATGTTTGGTGTACGAAAAGCCCCTAAGATGTTAGAAATATATCATTCTGAAGCAGCGATAAGGGGTAACACCTTGTGGACTGTGTATAGTACCTTCACTAACTATGCCAGCCATGAAGATACCTTTGCTTTGAATGATACAGGCGGGGATCATAAAGCACAAAGCATGTTGAAGCGGGAGTTTGAGGTGTCTGCATTGATTGAGCATGATGCTTTCACCAAGCTTGCTGCATGATCCTATCGGGATATAAAGAGAGTTATGATGATACATAAGTTAGAGTTTGAAAGTGCAGCTTATAGGGTGTAATTGCAATGCCTTGCACAAATGGCAGAGAAGGGCGTGATTGGTTTAGTACTGAACCTTTAACAATCTTTGCTCTTGACTATCGATAGGCAGGATGGTGGTTGTACTTTCAATTCGGGAGAGACAAGAGTGGTGGCCCGACACCAGACACAGGCGATAGTCGCCGTGCCTAAAAATACTCTTGTCTCACTACTAAATACCTTAACGTATCTCTGTATCCTATTGAATACAAAGAACAAAAGGAGTATGTTACAAGTACACCTTATGGTTGTATGCGTATAGTGCATAGCAGCTATGCTAAAATAACATGGTTGTTATGCTTGACAAGAGAATAGTCACTACTATATAGTCTCCTATAGGACTTCTAATAGATTATAATTATATAGACTATCCTATAGAAGTCCTATAGTATACTAATAGAGAAAGGTAGGAAGATGAAAGAGCCTAGTAGGAAACAAAGGATTAGGTTCAACCCAATTGCTAAAGAGGTGAGGACACCTAAATACAAACAGAGGATTAAGCCAAGCAAGTCTCGTTATGATGAAGTGTTTGATCTAGATAAGGAGTTAGACCTTTACTATGAAAACGAAAACAAAAAGAATGATTGACAAGTTAAATATAGTATGGCATAAACAGACTGTTAGAACAGTCCCGGATAGGAGGAACAGATGAACAATACACATGATAATTTAAGTATTATGACTACTGAAGATATTCTAAGGAAGAATGTGTATGATATTCAAGAGCAATTAAATAATGCTCACAAAAGAATAGTTAAACTACAGGAAGAAATAGATAAAAGTATTCGTAAGCACGACCAGACTGAGGAGGAATAGAAGATGCCTAGATACATAACTCGTAAAGTAACGAAGTTCTCTTTTGTCATGCCGGTGTATGATAATGATGTATATTTAGCAAACTCTGAAAGAGTACCCGGTGGAGAGTGGCGAGAACTTATGATACCATGCGAAGATAGACACAGTGTAGGTTACAATGTGTATGGCTGGGACTATAAAAAACAAGTATGGCATGTTATAGATATCGGTGATTATTATGACGAGGCTAAAGAGATAGCCGATGAATACGACAAGAAGATGGTTAAGGAGTTGGGGATATACTGCGATGACATGGGAGATAAAAAGAGTTATG